ATCGCACGGCTGCTCGACATCGACCACAAAACGCTCGACAAGTACTATCGCAACGAGCTCGACCTCGCCATATCGCAGGCTAACGCCACGATCGGCGGCGCCCTGTTCAACAAGGCGAAGGGCGGCGACACCGCGGCAATGATCTTCTGGCTCAAGACCCGAGCGCGCTGGCGTGAAACGCTGGACATATCAAACGAGGACGGCTCGCTAAAGCCGGAAGCCACGCAGGCCGCCGTCCTAGCAGCGCTCGCTAAAATTTACGATGACACCTGATGAAATCGGCAAGGCCCGCCAGCGGCTTTACCCATTCACGCGCACCATGTTCCTCGCCCGGCGAGGCGTGCCAATGCTCGACAACTGGCATCAGCGCAAAATCTGCCAATCGCTGGAGCAGGTCTTGCTCGGTCGCATCAATCGGCTGCTGATCAACGTTCCGCCACGATCCGGCAAAACCGAAACGGCAGTCAAGTCGTTCATCGGCTGGGGCATGGGCATGTTCCCGGATTCGGAGTTCATCCACGCCAGCTATTCAAAGCGACTCGCCACATCGAACACCTACGAGGTGCGCGCCATGATGCAAAACAAGACCTACAAAGAAATCTTCCCGTGGACCGCGCTTCAGGATGACAGCAAGGCCCGCGATGAGTTTCGCACCGCGCACGGCGGAATCGTCTACGCAACCGGCGCCGATGGCACGATCACCGGCTACGGCGCAGGCAAGATGCGACCTGGCTTTGGCGGGGCAATCATCATTGACGATCCGCATAAGGCCGGCGATGCCAATAGCTTTGTCATGCGGAAGAACGTCATAGACTGGTATCAGCAGACGATGGAAAGCCGGCTGAACAAGCGCAGCGATCCAATCATCATCATCATGCAGAGGCTACACGAGGACGACCTATCGGGCTGGCTGCTCGGCGGTGGGTCCGGGGAGAAGTGGAACCACATCAACATTCCAGCGCGCACCGATGAAGGAACATCGTTCTGGCCGGAGCAGTTCCCGGACGAAATGCTCGACCGGCTGGAATCGTCGTCGCCGTACGTGTTCGCCGGGCAATACATGCAACACCCATCACCCCTAGGCGGCGGCTTGTTCCGCGATAGCTGGTGGCGATACCTGGCGGCTCCGCCTCCCATCCAGTGGCGCACCATCTACGCCGACACCGCGCAAAAGACGGCGGACCATAACGACTATTCCGTCTTTCAATGTTGGGGCTACAGCGTCACCGGGCAGGCCGTCATGCTCGACATGATCCGCGGCAAGTGGGAGGCGCCAGAGCTCGAAGCGATGGCCCGCGCCTTCTGGGCCAAGCATAAGGCGGTCCAGAACCAAGGCACCCTGCGCGCGATGAAGGTGGAAGATAAGGTAAGCGGCACTGGCCTAATTCAAACGCTCAAGCGCGAGGGCATCCCCATCATCGGCATAAAACGAAATGTCGACAAAATCACTAGAGCATTCGACGCCGCGCCATTGATAGAAAGCGGCAATGTGATCCTCATGCAAGACGTTCCGCACTTGACAGACTTCATCTCTGAGGCGTCCACCTTCCCGAATGCGGCGCATGATGATATGATAGACGCTGCAATGTCCGCTATTGGCGATATCCTGCAACAAACCATCGCGCCTGCGATCAGAACACTTTGAGGCCACGCATGGGCTTTTTCGACCGCTTCCGGCGCCGTGAGACCAAAGAGAGTCGGGCCTCCGCTATCATGGTGGTCAACCCCGGTCAGCCCGCATGGTCGCCAAAAAACTATGAGGCCTTTGCCAAAGAGGCCTACGCTAAGAACGTCATCGCCTTTCAGTCCATAAACAAGATCGCCGAGGCCATCGCATCTATCAAGTTCAACGTGTTTCGTGGCCAGCAAGAACTGGTAGCGCATCCGCTGCTGGAACTGCTCGCCAAGCCTAACCCGCTCCAGTCCGGCACCGAGTACATCCGCGCCAAAGTGGGCTACCTGATGATCGCCGGCAATGGCTACGAGGAGCGCGTCAAAATCGGGCAGGATGTGCGCGAGCTTTACCAGCTCCGCCCCGATCGAATGAAGGTGGTTCCTTCGCCTGCCGGGATGCCGGCGGGATACGTCTACGCAGTCGGTGGGCGAACGATCACTTGGGACGTTGACCCGGCAACGCTAGACAGCGACGTGCGGCACCTCAAGCTGTTCAACCCGATAGACGACTGGTACGGCATGAGCCCGATCGAGGCCGGCGCCTACTCTATCGACCAGCACAACGAAAGCATGGCGTGGATGCAGGCCCTGCTCCAGAACAGCGCTCGCCCATCCGGTGCGCTCGTTGTGTCGAATGGCAACTCACTGACCGACGATAATTTCAGCCGGCTCAAGTCGCAGATTGAGGAACAGTACAGCGGCAGCGGCAATGCAGGCCGCCCCATGCTGCTTGAGGGCGGGCTTGACTGGAAATCAATGGGCCTATCTCCAACCGACATGGGGATCATTGAGGCCAAGTACTCAGCGGCGCGCGATGTGGCGCTTGCCTTCGGCGTGCCGCCGCAACTGCTCGGCATCCCCGGCGATAATACCTATTCCAACTATGCCGAGGCGCGGATGGCCTTCTGGGAGGATACCGTCCTCCCGCTGTTGGACATGATCGTGCAAGACTGGAACGCATGGCTGGCCGCACCCTATGGCGTTGAGCTTCGGCCCAACATCGACGACATTCCGGCAATCACCGACAAGCGAACCAAGCTCTGGGACATGGCGAATATGTCAACAGACCTGACCATAAACGAACGGCGGGCCATGAAGGGCTTCGAGCCGATCGAGGGCGGCGACGTTGTGCTGGTGTCAGCCGCGCAGGTGCCTCTAAACGATATGTCGGGCGGGGATACAACCATCCCAGCCGATCAAATCAAGGCGCTGGTCTATGGCGCGAAGGCTCATTAACCGCAATCGCAACAGCGAACAGCGGCAACAAAGTCTTCTACTTGATCGGCTCACCGTGCGCTTTCGTGGCCGCGTGCGTCGGGCAATCGCATCGGCCATGCGCGACATGATCAACCATTGGGAGCAAACCAGCGAAGTCGTCCTCCCGCGCGGGTACGTTGATCAGATCGAGGCTGCCTACCAGGCTATGGCGGCTGCATCCATTTCCGATTTCGCCAAGCGGATTACCGGCCAAGCAAAGAGCGAAAACATCCCGCTTGAGATCAAGGAATCTTTCGCCGAAACCATGACGCGATGGGCATTTGATTACATCCGCGCCGAAATGGTCCGCAAGCGCATTACCTCAATCGCCGACACCACACGCCAGCAGGTCGTTAACGCTATCGACCGGGGCTTCGCCGATGGGCTGGGCCAGGCTGGCGTTGCTACATACGTGCGCGGGCTGGTGCCTGAGTTCTCCCGCTATCGCGCCGAAATGATCGCGCGCACCGAAACGCATGGCGCGGCAAACTACGGCGCCGGTCGAGCCGCGCGCGAAACCAACCTGCCGCTTAAGCGCGAATGGATAGCGGCAGGCGATGAGCGCACGCGCGAAACGCACACTGAAGCCGATGGCCAAATCGTCGGAATGGATGAGCCGTTCACGGTCGGCGGCGCCAGCCTGATGTATCCCGGCGACCCAGACGGGCCAGCCGAGGAAGTCATCAACTGCCGATGCAGCGTCGGGTTTATCGTGGATGAAAGCAGGCTTTTTGACTAGCCGCGCGCATAGTGCTAATCTCTATCGGGTTTGAGGTGTTTTAACCAAGGCCAGACGGGTTTGAGGCCATGAACGACATTGCATACAAGAGCCTCTCGCTTGAGCTAAAGCGCGAGCCCGATGCGGACGGCAACTTCGAGGGCTATGCGTCCGTGTTCGGCGTTGTCGATCAGGGCATGGATGTTGTCGAGCGCGGCGCGTTTATGAAAACGCTTGGCCGGCGCAAGGTCAAAATGCTTTGGCAGCATGAAAAAGACAGCCCGATCGGCGTATGGGATGACATCCACGAAGACGAGCGCGGGCTATTTGTCAAAGGTCGGCTGCTGAAGGAAGTGGACAAGGGGCGCGAGGCAATGGCCTTGCTGCGCGCCGGCGCCATTGACAGCATGTCCATTGGATACCGCACCGTTGAAGCGATCGCCGAGGGCGATGGCCGGGTGAGAAGGCTGACTGAGATCGATTTGTTTGAGATCAGCCTAGTGACATTCCCGATGCTTTCAGACGCCAAAGTGACGGCGGTTAAGAGCATCGAAACAGAACGAGATTTCGAGAAGTTCCTGCGCGATGCAGGCTACTCCCGGAAAGAGGCCGTGGCGCTTACGCTGCACGGCTATAAGGCCCTACTGAAACAGCGAGATGCTGGCGAGGATGCGGCAGTTACCGAGGGGCTCAATACCCTCACGGAAAAACTGACAAAGCTCAAAGGTGTTTTCAATGTCAGACGAGATCAAGAAGGCCAGTGAAGCCGTAGACGCGCTTCATGCCGGATTCGAAGAGTTCAAGGCGGCTAACGACGCCCGCCTTGCCGAGATCGAAAAAAAGGGCAGCGCCGACGCACTGCTCGATGAGAAGATTGCCCGCATTGAGGCCGATCTCGACATCGCCCAGAAGCGGGCCGACGAGGCCGTCCTTGCAGCCAAGCGCCAGTCGCGCATGGTTACGGACACCGACGGTAACGAAGTCAACCTCGACGCCAAGGCTCTTGCTTGGGCGCGTGGGATTGCTCGCAGCCGTGGCACCGATGTTCGCGAGTTCGGCAATTCGGGCATGGCCGCCTATAAGTCGGCTCTGGATGCGTATCTCCGCAAGGAAGAGCGCACCCTGTCCAGCGACGAAGTGAAGGCGCTCTCGGTCGGTTCCGATCCCGATGGCGGTTACGTTGTGCACCCCGATATGTCGGGCCGCATCGTTACGCGCATCTTCGAAACCTCCCCGATGCGTGCCTATGCATCGATCCAGACCATTTCGACCGATGCCCTTGAAGGTTTGTTCGACCTGAATGAAGCATCGTCGGGCTGGGTTGGCGAGACCGACAGCCGCGCCGTTACCAACACGCCGCAGCTCGGCAAGTGGCGCATTCCCGTCCATGAGGTTTATGCAAAGCCCCAGGCGACCCAAAAGTTTCTCGACGACGCCGCGATCAACATGGAAACTTGGCTTGCCACCAAGGTTGCCGAGAAGTTCGCACGCATTGAAGCCGCCGCCTTTGTATCGGGCGATGGCGTGTCCAAGCCGCGCGGATTCCTGACCTATGGGTCTGGCACCACGCTGCCGGGCACCATTGAGCAGCTGCCGACTAGTGCCTCTGGCGCTTTCGCTGCTGATCCCAATGGCGCGGATGTGATGATCAACGCGCTCTATGGTCTCAAGACGCAGTATCGGGCAAATGCAACCTGGTTCATGAACCGGGCCACGCTGAAGCTCGTTCGCAAGCTCAAGGACGGCGACAGTGCCTACCTTTGGGCACCGGGCATTGCGGCTGGCCAGCCGTCCACCCTGATCGGCTACCCTGTTGCGTCGTTCGAGGATATGCCCGATCCGGCGTCCAACTCGCTCTCGATCGCCGTTGGCGATATGCGCGAGGCGTATCAGATCGTTGATCGCATCGGCATTCGCACCCTGCGCGACCCCTACTCGGCGAAGCCCCAAGTGGAGTTCTACACCACGAAGCGCGTCGGCGGCGATGTGGTCAACTTCGAAGCGATTAAGCTCATTAAGTTTGGAAGCTAAAACACTTTAATACCGGGCGGTGAATCCTGCCGCCCGGTAAACTCTAGCGCAAAAAGGGGTTAACCATGCGCGATATGATTTCCAACCAGACTATCCTCCGCGGTGCGCCGCAGACGCTTTCCGGCGTGACGGCAAACAACTCGGCACTGATTGACCGCCGGGGGTACAACAGCGTTACCGTCTATCTGGCGACCGACGCAGTGACCGACGCTGGCACCGCTGCCGGTTTCACCATGAAGCTTCAGCACTCCGACACCACGGTCGGCACCGACTTTGTGGACGTTCCTGCTGTCGGCCTGGTGGCTGGCCTGAGCGGCTCCACCACAGTGACCGTGACGCTCGACGCTGCCGATAACGTCATCGCTGGTGGCGTTGGCTATGTTGCGGGCAAGCGTTATGTTCGCGGCGTTGTGACCGGCACCACCGGCACCGATGCGATCGTTAACGTTCTCGCCGTCTTGAGCAAGCCGAGCCAGGCACCTGCGACTATCGTTGGCGCAACCACCGCCGCCACCTAATATCAGGGGGCGGAGCAATCCGCCCCTTTTCCAACAAGAGGGACGCGCGTCATGAACGCAAAAATCACACAGCAGGGCGGTTATCTATGCGCGCCTTTAGGCCATACCGTGATGCACTTTCACGAGGGCCAGATTGTTAGCGGTATCGTTGCCGAGTTAGCATTGGCCGATGGCGCCGCAGTGGCCATCAATATGATGCGGGCCGCCGATCTTGAGCGCAAGGTTGAGCCGCCTGTTGAAACCAAGAGACCCCGTGGAAGGCCGCGCAAGTCATGACCCTTCGTTCAGCCGTTCGGCTCTATCAGGAACGCGGCTCGGTTATCGTGACCGCGCCAGGCACGGAGCCGGTGACGGCTTCCGAGTTGCGGTCGCATCTGATCGTCGATAGCACGCAGCTCCCGGACGCGGATGCTAACGCGCTCATCACGGATGCGCGCACTGAGATTGAGCAGCGGCTAAACCTCGCCATGATTTCGCAAAGCTGGCGGCTATCGCTGGACTATTGGCCGGGCGGCACTGAGCAATGGTGGGACGGCACGCGCGAAGGCTCAATCAATAGCATCTACGTGCGCAACGGCCAGGTGAGCGTTCTGCCGCCGAAATGGCCGCTTGTGTCAGTTACCAGCATAACGGTCTACGATGAGGCAAGCGCTGCAACGGTTGTCACGGTCGCGGACGTGTTTGACATTGACACCTATCGGACGCCGGGGCGGATCACGCTCAAGCGCGGGGCGGTATGGCCGGTTGCGCTGCGGGCTAACAATGCCATTCATATCGTCTATGTCGCGGGTTATGCCAATGCGGCAGCAGTTCCGGCGCCGATGAAGCGCGCCGTCAAGCAGTTGGCCGCTTATCTGTACGCGCATCGCGGCGATGATTGCGACCCGGCGGATGCATGGGCAAAGAGCGGGGCCGAAAGCACGCTCAACGTTTATAAGATCGCGCGCATATGACCTTCCCAAGCGGCATGTTGATAGCGCGCGGGTTGATGGGAGGATGCACATCCTACCATATCAGCGGGCGCAACACGTCGATTGGGGCAACGCCTACGCCTGTCACGCGGTCGGGCTACTATCGCACGCCGCAGGCTAGTGCGCCGGTACATCTCAGGATCAAGTCAGGCGGCAATGCCAACGATACGGCAGCCGGATCAGGCGGGCGAGCCATTACGTTTATCGGTATCAACGCGACTGGCGACCTGATCACCGAAACCGTGGCAACCGCCGGCGCCAGCGCAAGCGCGGCAACGACGCAGCACTTTATCCGCCTGCGCGATGCCTTCGTATCGGCGAGCGGCACATACGCCACGCAAACGACTGGATCACACGCCAGCACGATCAACATTGAGGACACTGCCGGTAACCTATGGGCTACCATTGCCGATGGCTCGCTAGGCCGGGGGAATATGGAGCAGGCGGTATTCACAACGCCGAAGGACCGCGCCGCGCTTGTGACGAATGTGTTTTTATCCAGCGATGCCGACAAAAAGGCGAACATCGTTTTCTATCAGCGGGAAGGCATTCTCAAGACCTCAGCGCCATATGATGCGTTGCAGATCATAAACGAGTTTCCGCAAAACGCCGGGCTTGGCGATCTCACATTTAACCCGCCGATCTATTTCCCGCCGCTGACTGACTTTGGTTTCTTGGCAAGCGTATCGGCGAGCACGGTTGATGTGTCTATTGGCATAGACATTATCGAGGTAATCCCGACATGAGCCTATGTTGCGACTATAACGCCGGGATGCTCAAGGAGCCGGTTGCAATCCAGCGCATGACGCGCACCAGCGATGGCGCAGGCGGGCAAACGCAGACATGGGCCACCGTATCAGGCGCACCAACGCGCGGGGCTGTGATGCCTCTCAGCGGGTCGGAGCGGTATCAGTTCGACCGGGTGGATGCATCGGCAAGCCTTAAGGTAACAGTGCGCTATGTGTCAGGCTTGCTGGAGAGCGACCGCATCGTGATCCGCAGCCGCAACCACAACATTCGATACATCAAGAACGTTGAGTTCGCCGACAAGTGGCTGGAGCTCATCGTGGATGCTGGTGTCGCGACGTGAGAGAGATCAGCATAAAGGTCGAGAACGTCAAAGCCGTTCAGGATGCAATTCGCCTGTATGGGGCAAAGGCCGAGCGCAACATATCGCGCGTGGTGGATGCAACAGCCCTAACCATCAACCGTGACGTAAAAGACTTGATCGACCGTGGCGCAAAGTCGGGTCGGCTTTACCGGCGCCGCAACATTGAGCACCGCGCCTCAGCACCGGGCCAAGCGCCGGCAACCGATACCGGCTTTCTGCTGTCGTCCATATACTACGAGCGCAACACGCCATTGTCGGCAACTGTCGGGGCTCGGCTGGCTTACGCCTATTTCTTGGAGTTCGGCACGGTTCGGATTGAACCCCGTCCGGCATGGCTTCCGGCAACTGAGAAAAACCGAGAGAAGTTTAACCGCTTGCTCGAAGAAGGCATCAGGAAGGCCGCGCCATGAAAGCCGATGATCTACAGCAGGCGGTTTATACCAGGCTAAACAATAGCGCGGTGACCAGCCTGCTCAGCACCGCCTACTCGCCTCTTGTTGCCATCTTCACCGACGTGCCCCAATCCGCTGATGGCGAGGCAGAGGCTAACTTTCCGTTCATCACGATCGGCGCCGACACGATCACGCCGTTCGACGACAAGGACAAAACAGGCGGCAATGCTATCGTGCAAGTCAGCATCTGGGCGCGGGCCACGTCCATGCTGGGCATCAAGGCCATTGCCGACGCCGTAGATACGCGCCTCCGCCGGCAGGCACTCAGCATCAGCGGCGCGACCCACATAACGACCGAGCTGGAAAGCAGCACCACAACCCAAGACCCGGACGGCAAGACCAAGCGCGTGCTATCGCTCTATCGCGTGATCTACATCAGCACATAAAAAAAGACCGGCACGAATGCCGGTCAAGTCGGGAGGGATCAACAGACTGGCTTGGTAAATAGACGTCAACCAACCCAGCGACCAAACCTAACCACGACCGCTGCTATAGCGTCAAGCGGTATCGCGTGGTATAAATCGGCTAAACGGAGGCTGATTATATGGCAATCTCGGGACGCTCGCTACGGATCAGCCGAGACGGCAGCACCATTGCCGGGGCGCGAACCGATAATTTCACACTGAGCAATGAGCCGATCGACATCACCGATAAGGACGATGGCGGCTGGCGCGTCATGCTGGCCGACGCTGGAACGCGCACTGTATCGGCGGACGTTGAAGGCGTCCTGAAAGATGCGGTCTTGATCGCTGAGGCGGTCGGCACGTCCACATTGCTGCTTAAAGAATGCGTTATCACCGTCACCGGCATTGGCACGCTAACCGGCGACTTTATGCTGACCAGCCTCCAGCTTGGCGCCGAGCAGGCCGACGCGATCACGTTCACCGCCACGCTGGAAAGCGCGGAGGGGATGACCGTCACCATTGGGCCATACAACACCGTGCTCCCAGCAGTCACAGGCACGCCCACGGTCGGCCAGACGCTCACCACGACGAACGGCACATGGGCAGGCGATGCAACCATTACCTTCGCGCGCCAGTGGCAGGCGGGCAACGTGGCCGACGCTAACGATCCATCATGGGCGAACATCTCCGCTGCAACCAATCTCACCTACGTGCTGGTATCGGGCAACCTCGCCAAGTACGTTCGGTGTCGCGTGACGGCGACTAACTCGGTCGGCTCAACCATTGCCTACTCTAACATCGTCGGGCCAGTGGCCTAATCTCAGGAGACTAAAATGGCTGCTGTATCTGGCCGCAAGCTGCGTATCAAAAAAGGCGGAACCGCTGTTGCCGGGGCTCGCACTGATAATCTCACCATCAACAATGAGCCGATTGATATCACGGACAAGTCGGCCAATGGCTGGCGCACCCTGCTCGCCGATGCGGGCGTCCGGTCGATTGATGCGGACGTTGAAGGCGTGATCACAGACGCCACCTTCCTAGCGCTCGCGGTTGGCACGGCATCGAGCCTGCTTGCCGCTTACACGCTGGAGATCGACGGCATCGGCACCTTCGCCGGCAACTTCTATCTGAACAGCTTTGCCGTCTCCGGTGAGCAGGCCGACACAGTGACGTTCACGGCCAATATCCAGTCGTCTGGCACGATCACCTGGACGGCGGCATAATGGCAGTTTTCAGGGACATTACGATTACGTGGCGGGGCGCGGATTACACCGTGACCCCGACGCTCCGCCTTATGCGTATGATCGAAAGCGGGAACATATCGTTCACGGCGATGGCTGCGCGCGTTAGTGCCGGCGAGCCGCCTATCTCGCATGTGGCGATTGCGCTGGCCAAGCTGCTTCAGGCGGCAGGCGCGCCAGTCACCGAGGATCAGGTCTATGAGGAGCTGTGGAACGGTGATCCGGCTGCTGTTCAGCATCTGGTGACGTCGGTGCTGTTGGCATTCTCGCCGGGAGAGCGCGACCCAAAAAAGCCAGAGCCCCACGCCGCACCGTAAGCGACAGTGGGGCGGAATCTGACCCCGAAGCGATGGACTGGGACGGGCTCTATTTGTGGGCGCGGGAATGGGGCATCCAGCCGGGGCAGTTTTGGGATATGACGCTGAGCGAGTGGTGGTGCGAGTGGGAATCGAAGGCGGCGCATCGCACTGGGCAATATGCCGGGAAGCTAACGCGGTCGGACGTTGACGATCTTTTGGATTGGGTAAAAAGCGATGCTTCCTGAGATCAAGGTAAAGATCGACGCGGACACAACCGGGCTCACTAAGGGGCTGGCCGCTGCAACCGAAAAGCTAACCAAGTTCGGCAAGGTGGCTGGCGCGGCAGTTGGCGTTGCAGTCGTTGGCGCTGCTACTGGATTAGCGGCTCTGACCAAAGCCGCAATTGATAACGCCGACGAGCTCGACAACATGTCCCAGCGCACTGGCGTGTCGGTCGAGGCTTTGTCTAGGCTTCAATACGCCGCCAAGCTCAGCGACACATCCATCGAAAGCCTGCAAACCGGATTCCGCACGCTTGCTAATAATATGGTTGCTGGGTCCGGTGCGTTCGCCAAGCTAGGCATTAGCATTACCAACACCGATGGCTCTATGCGCTCATCGGTTGAAATCTTCTCGGAGATTGCCGACCGCTTCGCGGGCATGGAAAACGGCGCGCT